GGGAGACAGACAGATAAGCGTGTTTCACGCTGCTGTAGATAGGCACGAAAGAGCCGGTGGCATTTCCGTACTGGTCGATGATCTCCCTTTGCCCATCCAAGGTCTTGTAGAAGACTAGGGACAGGTTTCTCTGTAGATCTCTCACGAGACACCACCCACTTTCGGAGTAACCTCACGCAAAAGCTGCTCCGACACCCAGGAGGATTCATAGGCCCTGGAAATGCCGTTCTCGCTGTGGCTCAATTCACCCTCAGCGCCGGACTTGTTATAAAGGTCCATCGCAATGCGACATTGCAAGTCTGCGTACTGTGGTTCCACCTCATCAGGCCAATCACCAAATGGGAAACGGCGGGACAAGATTGCCGCTTTTGCGCTCTCCATGCAGTCCAGCAAAACAGCTTCGCTTGCTTCGGGGATCCTTAATTTCAAGCGCTCCAGTATATCCATCTGCCCCACCGTCTCCTTTACGTGGTTTTCTTGGGTCTACCGGGTTTCTTCGCCGGTTTTTCCTCCGGCTCCTCCTCCACGGCTTCTTGGGTCGTAGTGGTCTCATGCTCCGGCTCCTCTACATACCGCTCCGGGTAATTGCGGTACTGCTCAATGGTGAAATCGTTAGACGTGGTTAAACTGTTCCCGGTAACAACGTCAATAAACTTCACCATCAGGACGCCGCCTTGACAATCAGATCAGGGGTAACGGCCTTGGTGCCGTAGTAAAAGAACAGATTCACGGCGTATGCCTCGCTGAGAGGAATTTTCTCGGCAGTGTAGGGCTTGGGAAGTACCGGCTGGGCCACAGCGCCATTTACCATGCCGATAAAGTCAGTACCGGCGGGCAGATATACGCTGGAGAACACCCGCACACCGTGGAAACGGTCGAACCCCTCAGCGGCGGTGTTCACGTTGGCGTTGTTGGCGGTGGCATCCAGATACTTACGAATCTTGCCGTAAAAGGCGGGAGAACATACAAAACTCATCATTGCCCGGTCAACACCGTCTACATAATCGTTCTTGGTGGTTTCCAACTGCTGAATAGCGTCCTCTAGCTTGTCTGCCGCCTCGCTTGCAGTGCTGGAAACAGCGGTAGCGTTATCGGAGGCCTCAGTGAAGAAAGCCCGTTCCAGTTCACGAACCATAGCGTTCACATGGTTGCGGCTACGCCGGTCCAGAACGCCGTCAACACCGTACAGGCTTACATCCTTCTGCTCCAGCTCCTCCACGATCTCTCGATTCTTGTCGATCGCCACGGTAACAGGCTTAACCTTTACCGCATCGCCCTTACCGGCTGCTCTGGCAGTTCCGTATTCAGCGGAAACAGCATTTGCAAACCGCTTGGCCTCCACAGTGCCAGAGGTGGGGTTTCCGCTGAGGTCGGTATTCTTCAAAAGGCCAGAGATCGTGGTCTTCTGCACATTCTCAATGACCTTTCCGTACAACTCTGCCAGATAGTCCTTGCCGGTAGTATCAAGCAGAATATTAAGGGATTGGATTCTTGCCATTATTCATTCCTCCTATTGTCAGATAATGGTAGGCGGAGTATAAGGCTCCTTGGCCCCCTCCGGCTCCTGATGCTGGGGGGCGGGCATATTCTTTACGGCCTCGGCCTTGATCGCTGCCTCCCGGTTTGCCAGAAACGTGCTCTGGTTTTCAAAAACCTTGTCTAAATTTCCATCACACAGGGCCTCTGCGGTCTTCTCTGCCAGGTCCTTGTCATACCCCAGGGCCAGATACCGTGCGGTGTGGTCGGCAATGGTGGACTTGCGAAGGAGCGTGTTGTACTTCTCCTCCAGTTCCTTTTGCGCCGCCTCCTGTTGAGCCTTGGACTGCTCCTCCTCGGTCATACGGCTTTTCAGCTGCTTAGACAGGTTGGCGGCTTCGCTGGCCTTGGCATCGAATACCTTTTTCTCCACATAGGCGGACAGGTCTACCGGGTCGGGCAAGTCTAACTCCAACAGGGTTTTTACCTGCTCCTCCGGCTTCATGTCCGCAAAGCCCTGGATATTCTCGGTGGAAATTTTCATGCTTAATGTCCTTTCGGGTTTTTTACCGTGCTTCTCTGCACTGTAAGTTTGGGTTTACAGTTCTCTCTGTTATGGGTTTGTTGGGCGGTTCTCTCCGCCGTATCTTCAAACGGCAATGCCGTCTAAATCCAAACAAAAAGCGTGGTTCAACCTGTAAGAAATCCTTACAAGTTCAACCACGCTCGGTTCTTCTTCCCAAACAACTTGTGGGGAGGTATCTATTCGCTTTTCACTCGTTCTCGGTGGATTCTGAAAATCTGTATGCCGTCCTTGTTCTGCGCCAATTCCACCCGATCGCCTTTGGCGATGATAGCTTTTATTTTCTCAATCAGATGCTCGTCCATTTATGCAATACCAACCCCAGAAATCTCAATTTCTTCTTCTTTCACCCGGCTCAGGCTGACCGTTGCCCCGTCATGTGTCCGAAGTTTGACTTCGTACCAAACAGCGTGGAACTCCCCGCCAGCGGTCATGTTTCCACAGGATTCAAGCCGGATCAACGTTCCTTCGTACCCTCTGCATTTGATATTCATGTGTTTCTCCCCCATGCTTATTTCTCTTCTACTCGCGACAGCCAGCACCGACAGCGCCAGTGGACCTTTGGCGGTACTTTGTCAATGGAATAGACCTTGCCGTCCCGCTTCAAGCACTCAGCGCAAACCTTTTCATCGTGTTCGGTGTTCCATCTAACCTTCTTCACCCCGGCATCTTGGTAGGCTTTCATGGTGGCCTCATCGGTCACGCCGTCAGCATACTGAGCGGTCATGGTGGCCCACCGTGTCAGGGCCTTGTGAAACTCCTGCTTGCTGGTGGCCTTGGTCTGGTTCCCAACGTGGGCGGTCATCACCGCCTCTTTCAGATAGTCTCGCTTGCGCTCTACCTCATGAGCGTAGACATATTTTGTTACCTGGGAGTATCCAAAAAGATATTCTTCCAGCCAGTCTTCGTCTGGGGGATCATCGCCCCGCTGTTCCGCCTCTTGGTACACCATTTGAGCCAGTTCCAAAAACGCCTTGCGGTTATCTTCTGCCAGAGACTGGTATAGTTCCGCAATAGAGGAACGCACATTCAGTTCGTCAAAATCAAGCAGATTTGCTTTGCTCTGCGCCGATTGAAACCTCTGTACCGCTTTCTTGTTCAGAAGTGATATTGCCTTGTCTGCCAGGTTGTACCTGTTCCCTTTCGGCATTTAGTTCCTCCTGCAAACTACGGCTTAATTCCTCGTCCTGCTGCTGTTTCCATGCCAGCCCTCTTGCGCAAGCTGCTACAGGGTCGGGAAAAATATCGCTTGTAACAAAAGCGTCCTCTGGGGCCACATAGCCAGTGGTCAACAGGCCGGAAAAGCTCTGGACCTTGCTCTGCATATTGGCGGCATTGCGTCTGGGACACTTGATGTCGATCTGATTGATGGTCAGGTTCAATTTCTTCTGCTTGTCCGCCGTCACACCGTTGCAAATTTTTAAAAATACCCGCAGGAATTGGCGCTCAGACCGCTTGAAAAGTGCCTCCGTATCCTTGGCTCGGCTCTCAGCATCAGACCAGCCGTCCCGATACAAAACCGCCTGGCCGGTGTCGCTGGTGGAACTGCCTCCGTTGCGGTTTGGCATCCCGCAAATACTGAGAACCGCGTCGTATAGATCATCAATGGCGGTCTGTACTCCAGCCTGATTCAGTTCCGATGTGATACGGTAGACTTTACTTTCCATCCCAGGAACATTGTTCTTGATGTTAATAGCCATGCCGCCAGAGGTCAGGCCCTTATAGGTCTCAGCGTCGATCTCGCAGTTCTGGAAAACATCAAATGCGTTGACGAAATCCTCCACGCTATCTGTGCGGTTACTCTCCAGCACGTTCAAAGCGTTCAAGATAGGCAAGACCACCTCAAAAGCTCCAATTCTGGCCTCGTTGTTCACATATTCCACGATGGGAATAGCCCCCAGGGTGTTAGCTCTAGCCTCTGCCCTATTTCCGTTGACATCGAAATACCAATCGTTGGTATAGACCTCATAGACCTCTTGGTCCTGCTCATTCTTACGAACCAGCACCGCCCCGATGAGGGGGTTGCCCTTATCCCGGCTATAAATGGCATAGGTGTAACGGGGGTCCAAGGTCAATATATTGGCGGGACTGCCATCTTCCTCACCACTCTGGTCCGGCAAAGCCATACGATAGGCCGCACCGCAGATGTGCATCCAGTCCACGATCTCCTTGTCCTTGGAGTTCTTGTCCTCGGAGTACATTGCGTCATTTAGCCGGTTGATCTCGTTGGCATCGGCATTACTACGCCCAATGTATTGTACCGGCTGGCCCAAAAAATAGGAGCTTTTGAAACTGACAATCTCGTTGGCCCGATTCACAACCACATTATTGCAAATTTCGGGACGGACCGTCTTTTGCCGCCCTAAAATGTCCTGATAGCCCCGGTAGTACATCCAGAGATAATTAATTTCACCCTGGTTCTTCAAGTGGATAGGTGCAGTCTCCGCCACAACCCTTGCCACGTTCTCCGGCGTGATTTCACGAAAGTGAGTATAGATTTTTGTTCGGCCCGTTAGATTCACGCCATTACCTCCAAGAAAACGAAAAAGGGTCAACTACCGATAATTCCTCGGTAATTGACCCTTTGGCCCTCTATTCCTACGCCTTTGCGTAGGCGCTACACTATTTTCTTCTTTTCTGTTTGAAAAACAACCACTTTTGAATTTTCAATCTTCACAATCGCCTCTGCGCCAGGCGATTTGTTGATTGCTTTCTCAATGGCTTGAACGTTCTTCGCGGAAAGTTCGTATTTCATGTTTTCCCTTATCCTAGCAAAAAAAGCATGGGCCTTTCCTCCCAGGTGTGCCTTTCAGCATTTTGCACCCTGCCCCGATTGCGGAACGCCCCAAAACATTTGTGCGCTTGCCGCTTAGATTTTCACACGCAAAGCGCAGTTTTCAGCGGCCTTTGTCGTTCTTTGTGTGGCAAGGCGCTCCTCACACATTAGCCGGGTGCTACCCAGCATCTGGTGCCGCCTGGGAGGTGCGACCTCCCGCTCCTGATCGGTGGAGTGGTATCGACCGGGCGACATATAAAACGGGGCCGATATTCCCGCCTCGGCCCCAGGGCGGCAAGGAAATAAGAATGGAGATGAAAAACATGGAGGACCAAACGAGAAAGGAAGCATTACCCCGGCCCATCTTTATCATAACATATTTTATTGGAAAAAGCAACCATAAAAATTGCGGTTTTTGTGCAAAACGCAAAGTTTTCGTTCAATAAGGGCGCTTGAACGCCGTTACACCGTACAATTTTCCCTTTGAAATTTTTTGCTCTTCGATTCGCGTCTACACTCATACCCACAATACATCTGTTTTCCGCTATTTTTATGAAATGACTTTCCGCATACTTTGCAAATTCCAATTCCGAAATCAAATCCGTATGTTTTTGAACTAGCCCCACGACCACAAGTTGGAGTAGATAGCGCCTTTTCTTCTGCCCACCCGAACTTCGTGATCCTATCTCTTACAGTTCCATAGTTTATGCCAGCTTCCTTGCATTTGCTCATTAAAGAGTTCTTTCTCTCTGATGGAGTTTCTATGGCCCTATTAACGTCCCATTTTCTTTTATAAATACGGTCGTGAACTGTATCATACGAAATCCCAAGTCTATCGCATAAAATGCAAAGCTGTACATGCTCTCCGTTATAATCCACCCATCTTGTTTCCCTCTTGTTGTTTGATTGTGCTTTAAGAGTTATCCATTGGCAATTCTCTGGGCAATAATCTCCGTTTACATCTATCCTGTCTATTGTTAAATTACTCTGATACCCACTTTCGATTGCCCAATCAGCGAAATTATCAAATCCGTTTTCAGAACTAAGCCATGATTCGCACATCTTAATGCCACGCCCGCCATAGTCTTTATATCTCTTGTCTTTTAAATTATAACATCTCTTTTTTATCCCATTGTATATCCCGTACAGGCGCTTGTTTTCGTAAATGTTGTTCCGAAACTTTCTCGCTCTCTTTGCCGCACATTCATTTTTCAAACATCCACACGATCTTGTTTTCCCACTTTTAATGTCTTGCGGACTTACCATTTTTTCACATCCACAATCACATCTGACAATCCAATTCCACCCTCTTTGGCACCCTGTTTTGTGTTTAAATCCTATGATAACAAGTTTACCGTATCTTTCTCCAACTAATTTAGGATCATTATTTTTACCAGGCATATCATCACCTCGAAATAATTGTAGCATAATTTGGAGGCAATGTAAAGAGAATTACTTTACGCTGGATTGATTTAGACCTTGTTAGAAGGGCCTTTTAAATACAGTAACCTGATTTCCCACAAGATTTCTAATTTCATTTTCAAGTAAGCTCAAACCATCTGGTGAATCATCATGTGGTACTTTACCTGTTCTCGTATAAGTGACCAACTCCCGCATCATCATTCCATATTGGCTGGATGGCTTGTAGAGCGATTTGTCCTTAAAATAGAAATGCTTTAAAATACCGTCAGAGGCCATTTCAATTCTTGTCTGCTTGTTCATTACGGTTCGCTTTGTCCGAATGCTGCACTTTCCGCCCAAAGATTTTACAAGTTTTTCTACATCACGAGCATAATATGTTCCAGCCGCGTTCGATTCAAATGTCGCTACCGATACTTTGTGGTCTACCAGCTTCTTAGCGCATTGCGGCTTTGTGTGTTCCGGCGTACTATTGTCAAATACGCAGTCCTCAATGAACACATCTTCGCCATAGATATATGCAATAGGTAGCATTACACTGTCCCCACCGCCCTCGGCAGTAT